TGTTGTATTGCCATAATTTATATTTATTTAACGCCTGGATAATGTCCTTCATTCGGCATATTAACAGGTGCGGTTTCTGCCGTTTTTTGTCCTTTAATTTCAGGTTTGTATTCAGATGGGATTCTGTCCACTTTGTTATAGTCATTGTCTAAACTTTTTGCGTCTTTTAATTTAGTTCCGTCTTTTAATCTGTATAGTATCGTTTTAAAAGCATGGCGACAGTAAACTCCGCCCTTATACAAATACAAATCGTATTTTTGCCCCTTATGTCCTAATTGCCTGTTTATTCCTGCTCTACTTGCTTTGTTAATATCTTCAATTCTATATACAAAACCTGCTTTTGCTAACGTCATCATATTTCTACAAAATGTTCTTGAACCATATTTTTTGCCTGTTCTTTTATTTGTTTTGTTCGCCTTTCTACTCTTTTTAATATATTTGAATCTTATTCTGTAATAAGATTTATCTAATTTTGATTTTTTATTTTCTAAACTTGGAATTTCGTCATAACCAGGATCAAGTGCCATTTTCTCTTTCTTGTTTTCTTCAATTAATCTTTTCGCCCATTCTTCGTAATCGTCAACTTCGCCTTCGTCTTTTTCGTCTACTATTTCCCATTTTTCAGAATCTATTTGTTCGCCTTTTAATTCTTCAAATACCAAGTTTAAATCGTCATCTGACATTTCAACAAAGTCATCAGCACCGTCTTCTTTTGTAACACCTTCTTTTTCTTGATCTTCTTCTGATTGTGTTTTGGTAACTTCTAAATCAATGAAATCAGCAGGTTTGAGCGATTTAAAGTACAAATCGAGGTTTATATTGTTTATTCTAAATATCTTGTCTAAACCTTTTAAAAGCGTGTTTTGGAATGGAATAACAACAGTATTGTTAAATAAACTGTATGCGTCACGCAATTCATCTGCATTATTGCCTAAAGAATTTCCACCATCACCCCTAACTCCAAATAGAATAGGTGACGTAACTCTGTGTCCTGCGAGAATTTGATTTACTGCTTGTTTAGACATTCCTTCCCAAGCTGACTGTGCGTCATTCATTTGGATGGGTTCTATTGTTGGCGCTGTTTCTTTACCATCACTAAAAGTTATAAGTATTTTACCCGCATTTCCACTACCTGCGAATTTTTGGTTTAATTGACGTTCTATAGTTCTTCTTTCTTCTTCTGTTGGTACGCCCTGATTAAATGAGCAGTGCATCGAAGGTGTCATTCCGCTTGTTATATTAGATAAGTGAAATTGTGCTATTTCTAATTCCATTTGAATCCAATCCGTAGCACCAACATAATCAGGTGCAAAGCCATAAAACAAAGCGGGGTTTTTATCACGGATCATTAATATCTGACTTGCTTGTGTTCTGTCTTCTGTGTTGAAAGCTGCATAAGCACGTGGACGGTATTCTCCTTTTTTAGCTTTGCTCCAATCAGCACTATAATAATAAGTGTCTATTTCACCGTCAATCATTTTACCACTACGAATATATTGTGCAGGTATATGTTTCATTTTAGCTATACGACTACGATCACGACTCCAAATAACATTTACATAACAACCACCAAATAGCTTTAAATCAAGTGCTAAATCTTTTAATACGTCATCATCAGAATTATGTAACAATTCCGTTAATCGCAGAAAGCTTTCTTTAGTGTCTGTTGATTCATCAACATTAGTTGCTTCAAGTCCTTCACCGTAAATCATTGCACCAATAGACTTAACTAAAGCACCATTAATAGCACTACCTAAAAACAGTTCTAATAAATAGTTCGGATATAAATTGTCTTCGCCAAAAGAAACCCAATCCTGATTTGTTCTTTCAACCAAATGCGGTATGTTATAATGCGATAATTTTATTAAATCTAAATTCATAATTAAAATGTTATATAAACGCTTTCTGTGTCACTATCGTTAGTTGTGTATTCTGTGTAATCAACAGGTTCTACTGCGTCTGTTGGACTTAAATTTGCTAACCCTGTGTATATTGTTTTAATTGCGTTGGCAGGATCAAGATTTGTATTGTTATTATTTTGATATATTACAACGTCATAAAAACCAAGTGGAAAATCAGTTGAACCTAAAAACGCCACGCCACTACCAAGATTTTCACTAGCTGCAGAATTGGCAACATATATCAACATTTGAGTATACCTGTCTTTATTTGTATAAATAGTTGTAGGGCGAAATGTTTTTGTTTTTCCTGTAAGCTGACTTGTAACACTAACTAAAACGTGATAATCTGTACTTGTCATTTCATCATACAAATTGAGATAAACATTGTTTGTTGTGGTACTGTTTGATCTAGTCAGTTGTATCATATTTCTTTTTCTTTTTAGTTTCTTCTTTTACAAACAAAGCGTCTCTAACACTTTCGTTAAGTGATAATATTTGCTTTTGTGTTAAGTCGTCTAAAGGTATATTCAGCGAATCAATGCTTTTACCTTCCCATTCTTTTTTAAGTTTATAAGCCATAAGTGTTTTATTATAAATATAAAAGTTAAGTTATTGTTTTTTAGTGTACAAAAAAAGGGGTAATAAAACCCCTCTTTTCTATATATATTGAGTAGCGATTAAGAACCTTCTGTAATTGTTAAAGCACTTTCATCTGTCAAACCGTCAAATGGATATTTAGCAGTCGCTGCACCCGCACTTGCAGGTAGTTGAATTACTGCGTTATTTTCTTCTGCACTCCATTCTATTGTGTAACCATTCAAATCACCTTTAGCCGTTCCCGTAATTACAGTACCACCTGAAACGTGACAACCATTTGCAATACCTAAAAGAAAGACATTGTCGTTAGCGTCCTGAACAAAGATCTGTGCTCTACTATAAGCCATTAATCTCAATTCATTTGTCATATCGTGGTCAATCTTTTGTAGTGTTACAGACAATGCTTGTGTGAAAAATGTAGTTCCGTTAGCGTTATCTGAATTAACAGTTACATTCATACTTGACAAACTCGGTACTAAATCATATTTGAAAACAGTAGTTGCACCGCCTGATTGTCCACTCCAAGTCGCAAAACCTGCCGTAGTCATTTCAGTTGTGTTTATTGTAGCAACCGCTTCTATGTTGTTGTTGTATGTTTTACAAATATAAATTGCTTTCAAGCCGCCGACGGTATCCTTACAATCGATATTTCTGCCGCGAGTGAGATCGCAAGAAAATTCGTATTTTTTGTTAGCCATTTTATTTATTTATTAAAAGTTAATAAAAGGCAGGTATATTTCAACCTGCCATTTAAAGTATCTATTAAGTCCAAACAGTTGAACCGTAGACTCCGTCAGTTGCAACAGCAGTTTGTACTCCGACTGCAAAATTCATTGTAACCCTTACTGTATCTCCGCCTGTATATTCATAGGTCGGAATTAAACGTGCTTCTGTCCAATCCGTTTGAAGATTTGTGCCAAATACTAAGTTTTCAGGATATGTGAAAAGAATAGTGTCGTTAAACATACCTGGACATCTGTATATTGGAAATCCGAAGTAAGTCATATTATCACCATTCAGATTAAATCCTGCACCTGAAACTTGCCCCTGATTTGATCCTGCTGAAGCTAACGCTTGAATGTAGAATCCGTAAGTTTTGTTGTTCATATAGAAACCAACGCCAGGTTTAGTAAGTATTCCTGAAATATCAGAAGCAGCTTTGTTGTAAACAGAAGCCATATCTGTTAATATATCACTTGCAGCTAAAGCGTCAGCGAAATCAACTTCTGAAAAGTCTTTACAAGCAGAAGCGTCTGCACCTGTTTCGTCTTGTGTTCCGTCATCAGACAAGAACCCTGTGCCGAATGGTGAAGCACCCTGCCATATTCCAATCTCTAATTGAGCAGCAGCTTTTGACGCAACCACTTTCAATAAGAAGTCAGAAAACTCTTGTGGTAAGTTTCCGTTTCTGTCCATTCCCTGCCCAAGCCATGTCGGAAAGACAGTACCTCGACAAATTTCCTCGTTCACCTTTAAATCGGTAAGCGTTAAAACTTGTTCAGTTGAAGATACGCTGTTCTCACTTGAGAATGCACAAGCAGCAGCAACGATAGGGTTGCTTGAAGCTATATTATTAATAACCGCACTTTTTGTTAAGCCGTCCATTGTTCTAACATAACCTTTCGCCACCGTATCAGGTGAACGTAAAGCAGCAGTGACATACGGCAGAGCATGAACACCTGCATAAGTATCACCTGTGATAGTTATGTCAAATTCACGCTTTTTTGATAATTGAATTTTATTTGCCATTTTTTTAAATTTATTTATTGTTAATGTAATATGCCGTTCTTTCATTCACGGACAGTTTCGCTAAATCAATAGTAGAGTTAAAGTTTTCACCTTCAGGATTGTATGTAATACCTTCCGTTGCAGGTTCGCCACTTAATTCAACTATTTTATTTTTAAGTTCCTCTATTTGTGTTGTTAATTCACCAATCATTTCAGAGGACATTTCTGTTTTGTCTTCTTCTGTTTCTTCAGACAGTTCTTCTGTTTCTTCTTCAGCTTTTTCACCGAATACCGCTTTTTCTAATTCAGCAACTCTGTCTTTAATTTCTTCAAAGGTTTTAGCCCAATCTGTGTCTTCAGCGTCAGCTAATTCTTCTTTTACTTCTTCAGTAGTTTCTTCCGATATTTCTTCAGATAATTCTTCTTCTGACGCTTCAACGTCTTCAGCTTCTTTTTCTTCTCCTAAATCTAAAATTTCAGATTTATCACCTATCGTTAATTTGTTTCCGTTTTCCATTGTGTATGATCCTGCTTCTAACGCCTCTGCGTTTCCGTCATCAGAAACTGCAAACACTTTAGAACCGATCATAAATTGGTCGTCTTCAGTAGCAACAACTCTGCCGTCATCTAACTTCATTTCAGCGTACATTTTAACGCTATAAGATTTTGGTTCGTTTTTCATTTTTAAAAGATTTAAGATTTTTTCTATTGTACCCATAACTATTAATAAATATAAATTGATTATTGTTGTTTATTTCTTTAGCGTTTTACTGTTCTATTTTTTATAGCAGCACACACTTTTGCAGCAGTTTCTTTATTGCCGTATTCTTTCATTTGGTCTTTCATACACTCGTCCCAAGAATACTTTAACATTGCTTTTCTTTTGCCATACGCAACGTATTCTAACATTTTGTATTTTTTCTTATATTTTCTTTTTCCTGTCTTAGTATATTCCGCTTCTTTAGTGGTTGCGGTTGCGTGGTCTTCACACGGCATATAAAGTTTAACACCGTCTACAATATGTATATGCGAACCTGAACACGCTTTAAACATTTCAGCATATAAATCTGCTTCTTCTTTTGTTCTAAATAACGGCTCACCGTCTAAAGCACCGACAGGGTGTAATTCGTTTTTTAGTATAACGTCTTTTATTTTACCAAGCATTAATTCATCAGGACAGTCTTCACACACTTCGTCTAATATATCTTTTTCTTTTGACGCTTCAATTAGCTTGTCAGTAAAATAACCTTCAATGCTAAATCCTCTGACTTCTTTATTTTTAATTGCTTCCCAAATTTGAGGATTGTTTTCAGCACTAACCTGCACGAACCAAGTACCAATAGGCATATTCTTGAAACCATACATTAATGATTTGTCATATTTCTTGTCTTCTTTGATCCACGATTCTACAACAGTTAAACCCTCTATTGGTTCGCTATGCTCAAGCGTGTGGTTATTGTTGTTTAAACTTGACATAAATAGCTTCTGTGCCTGTTTAATAGTTTCTTTAGTAAAGAACACGTCATATTCTTCGTTTGTTTCCTTATCTAATCGTGGTATCTTTTTATCAGGTACAAGTATTGCACCGATTAATTGTTTCTTTTCTTCATCTGCTTTTGCTAACGAAAGAAAGTCATTATTAAAAAAAACGAAATTTTCTTCTATCGCAGGAAATTTAACGACGCTTATTGCGTCTACTCCAAACATTTCAGCAGTTTCGTCTATGATTAATTCAATTAGTTTTTTCTTTTTCTTTGCCATAACATTAATAAATATAAAGTTTAGTATTTTGTTTATAATGTTGCTTGAATATCTAATTCTTCTTGCAACGCCTGTGCGTTAGATATATCGTTTTCAACTACATACGCTTGAACGGGTTGAAGTCCATTTTCACCTGTTGGTGTGATTGCTTCCATATTAGGTATTGTGCCACCAATTCCACCTACACTAATTTCAGATACGGAAACATCATCATCACCACCACCACCGCCAGGCACTTTATTCATAACCGCTTTCGCTTGTGCTATACCTGCAACAACTGCTGCTATACCTGATAGTATTGCACCCAAGTTTGCAGGAAACGGAACACCTGCTCCTGCTTTAATTGCTGCTGCTATACCCTGTGCCGTGTCAATTAGTATTTGAAATTTAGCGTTTCGCTTTTCTCTTTTTAGTGCTTCCTTTTCTATTTTTGCACTTTTCTTTTCGTATTCTTCTTCACTTATTATGCCCCGTTCTAGTTGCTTGTCTAAAGCATTTTGTTCTGCAACCATTTCTTGCTGCCTGATTTGTGCTAAAGAGTTCATTATGTCTTGTGCCTGATCGACTCTTTTATTTGCTTGTTCAAACTTTGCGTCAGATATTTCTTTGTCTTTTTTAGCTTCTTCTTCTTTTAATAAATCAAGTTTCCGTTGATAGTCCGCTTCAATAGCAATCAACATATCTTTTAATTCTTGTTCGTCAGATATTGTTCTTTCAGCTAATTTAACTCTATTTTCCGCCTCTATTTTTAAAGCATTTCTTGCGTCTTCTTCTTCTTTTTTTCCAACCGTAGACAGTTCTTGTAGGTTCGCCATTCTTTCATCGTGTAACGCAGCTTCGTTGGTTCTTTGTTCTGATCGCTGACTTGTAATTCTTTCTTCTATTTCTAATAGTGCGTTTTGTGCGTCTTTTAGTTCTGCTTGTTTTTGTATGTTTTCACTATCTGCTTCTGATTCTAATTTTGCTAATTTTAATCTTTTATTCGCCTGTTCTACTTCACGGGTATATTGTTCTTCTAAAATTCGTGCCAATTCTTCATTTGCAGCGATTCTTTCATCTATGTTTAATCGTATATCATCTCTTATTTGTCTTTGAATTTCTGCGTTTTTCTGACTTTCTAATTTTAGCTTTTCTTGTTCTGACGCTGCTAATAATACTTCGTTTTGTAGCGAAACAATTTCTTCGCCCATTTCTATCAACTCTTTTGCCGTATAATCAATAACACCGCTAAATTCTTCGTTAACAATTTCACCTAATTGTTGAAATTCTTCAATCATACCACTATAATTGGTAACCAATTCTTTTCCTGCTTCAAACGCTTCAACGCCTGTGTCCTTTATAGCTATTGCTGTTTGTTTCAGGTTTTCTGTCAATTCAGCAATTCTTTCTTTATCTCTTTTGCCCCAATTAAAAAAGCTATTTTCCCAAGCCAACTGTACAGATAAAACAGCACTTTTTATTGTTAGAAAAAGTAATTTTACAGGCACAAGATTTAACTTCATTGATGACGAAGCCACTTTTCCTAATGCTTCAAAACTGATTCCTGCTTCTATAATACGTTCTATTACGTTAACTGTTGCGGTTGCAACATCATTAAAAAGAATTTTCATACTTTCGTTGGTCGCATTCAACCTATCTGCAACCCTTTGG